AGCTTTATGTATGTTAATACCATACATTCCTTCAGTTATTTTATCTTCATCGTATTCTAAATCGAAATCAGAATCACGATAAACTTTAACTTTTGATAAACGTTGACATAATGCGTCATATTTACCTTGATGTTTGTCAATAGACCAAGTAGTTCGATATTGATTAGCCACTAATCTAGCACAACCTCCAGTAATACCCATTTTATTCCATTCTAACATGGATTTTTTACCTGGGTCAGTTGTTGCAGCCCATGCAAAGAATTGCCATTGCCCATTTTCATCTTTAAAAGATATTGTAATAGTGTCATCAAATACGTTAGTAACTTTTTTACCAGTTGCAACGTTTCTTACACCCACAATGTTTACATCATAGGATTTATTTGCATCATCGTTAAACCATTTGTAACCTTTAGTTTCAACAGCCAGTTTAATTTGTTCTCTTGTGTAATTCATAATTATTTTTTATTTATTTTATCAGAGGCATATTTAACCCCCATTATTGTACCTATAATACTAAAGCTATTAGTTAGTAATATACCAAACATATTAGACCAAGAAGTTTCTATTATTTTTGAATCACCACCTATTGTTAATATGTAAATATAAATACCAGTAGTTATAACACCAACACCTATTATTACTGATAAAGATATTTTGACGATTAACCCAATTAATTCAAATTGAGTTTTTTGTTGAAGTAAATCTAAATCATTTTCAGCAATTTTTTTAGCTTCTTGAGTTTGTTCTAAAGCTATTTTTAATTCTTGGTTAATTCTTTCGTTTTCATCTTTAGCTTTTTTTAATTCAGTATTTTGTGCTTGTATTTGTTTTGTAATACTTAATCTTTTTCTTCTGTTTTCATTATCATTTTCAATACATGTCTCTAAATACTTTTTAAAGTTAGCGTCATCAGTATCAATAATTTTTACAATATTACCCTCTAAACCTATTTTTCTAGATTCATACAATTTTAAAAGTTGTTCTATTGTGTTTTTATCGAACTTAACCATTATCTATAAACTTTAAACGAAGTTCTTCCTTTTTTATATTTATCAAAATCTTTTCTAAAATCTTCTAATCTAGGTTCAATCTCATCAGTTTTAACTATCCAAAATTGAGCACCAGCTTTTACTGCTTTAGCTTGTTCCTCTGGTTCATCACTAGAAGAAATAATTCCTATAACAACATGATTACCATATTCAAAATTAATTCTTCTAACCAATTCAATACCATCAAATGTTGAACCTATCATATTTAAATCAACAAAAACACATTCTGGTCTTTCTTCTGTTTTATTATGTTCGTACCATTCTTTAAACATTTTTTCAGCTTCATCAGCTGATGAAACACTTTGGAGTGAAAGTGTTATATCTAGAAGACTGCAAGCATCTTCGAAAACTAAGTGGAATAAATCTTCATCATCCACTAATAAAATTGAATCTATCATAACTATTTAAGTTTAATTTTAATTTTAGTACCTATTTCATTTTTTTCACATAATATGCTAAAACCATGTTCATTTAATATTGCAATACATATGTTCAACCCTAGACCAGTTCCAGCTTCTTTTTGACTTTTATCTCTAGAATACGGTTTTGAAAAAGCATCAAACTCTTCTTGTGTTAAACCCCTACCATTATCTTGAACAATTAAGGTATCTTCATCTTCCATATAAATAGTGACAAATTTATTATTAGAATCATTATATTTTAATCCATTTCTAATTAAATTATCAATAGCAGTACAGAATAGTGATTCATTAACCTCATAATTAGGTAATTCCTCTATCTTAACTTGACTTAGGTAGGCAGTTGACTTTAAAAAGTTAATTAAAATTTCTTTTAAATTGTAATAATCTTTTGATAATGACGCATCTTTTTTAACTAAATTAGTAAACTCATAAACACCTTTATAAACTTTTTGTGTATGTTTTAACCCTTCCTTTAACATTTTTAAAGGTGATTCTAATTTATTTTGGTCAATAATATCTTGCGTTAATCTTCGCTCTAACGAACTTATACCTCTTGGGATGTATGTATTTATACCAGAATGCATATCGTGTCTTAGAATCTTCGCAGCATGCTCTAAATAGGTGTTCTTTTTATTTATTTCGTTAAGCGTTTCTATTAGCTCGGTAACATCTTGTCTTATTGATGAAAAACCTAACAATTCATCAGTGTCGTGGTCGAATTCTGCTTTAATATAAGTGTCAACATAATATAATTTACCATTCTTTCTTTTATTAACAACAATGTCATGCCAAATTTTTTTATCTTTTACTGTTTTTTTATACATTTTTGGCCAATAATTTTTAGGTTGTAATCCAGAATTGACAATATTGTGGTCTTTACCTATAATCTCTCTTTTAGAATACCCACAAATTTCCATAAATTTTTTATTAGCATATATAATCTTACCATTTTTATCGGTTTTTGAAACTAATGCTGTTTCATTAACAAAGTCTTCAAAATCTTTTAGGTTTAATTCAACTTTTTTGTTTTCTTTAACTGAATACATAAAAGAAAAAATAGATGATAACATTTCAGCAAAATTAACTTCAACTTTATGCCAATTTCTTTGTTTATACGATTCTAAACAAATAACACCAATAGTTTTACCTTTATAAAGTATAGGTACATCTAACATAGATTTAATACCTAATGGTATTAAATATGATTCACTAAAACATCTTGTTGATTGGTGAGAAAAAGCATCATCAGCAATTATTATTGGGTCAACTATAAGTGAATTAAAATAAGGTTCATAATCCTTTTTATTTAATACAATATCACTATACCATTTATCTTCACTTTTGATGTATAACTGTTCACAATTAATTGCTGTTTTATCATTATTATAAAGCCATATAGAACATCTATCAACAAAAGTTGAAAGCGTGGCTTCTTTGGTTAGATGTTTAGAACCTTCGGTAACATTACCATCGTAAAATAGTTCATTATGTGATTGGTGTATTATTGTTTCATTTAATTTTTTAGCGTAGTAATTTAATTTAGTTGACTCTTTACTTTTTTTAATATAATTACGAATAAATAATGTTGATGGGAAGGAAAGGATTAAAACAGTGATATAATTAAAAATGGCAACTTCTTTACACATTGGAAAAAAATCTAACATTAATAATGTATGTATTAAAAAATAAATCAATATTATTGTTGAGCAAATACCAATATAAAATTTGTTTTGTTTTTCCATTAATTCGTTTATCTATAAATATTAATAAAAAACCAAAAAACCCCAGCATTGGCCAGGGTTTTTACATTATTTAATTATCTTTTATTTTCTAAAATACAAATCGGCTTCAGCTGTTCTTCTAGTGACTAAACCTTTTAAAACTTTATTTGAAGCTTTTGTCCATTTCATAAATTCAGCTCTTATTGTTTCATCGTTAGGGTTAGCATTAACCTTCTTTAATAATGTTGATGATTTTAAGTTTGCTGGTCCTAAATTGTAGCAGAAAGAAACCAATGCGTCAAATTGATTTTGAGTGATTGTATCAACGCAATATGAATCTACATATTGCTCAAATTTTGTTAACATAAATTTCAATAATTCAACACCTTCAGCTTCACTCATTGCTTTATCAGTCATAGTAACTTTTTTACCGTTAGGGTAAAAAGTAGCACCATATCCGATTGTACAAATTTTTGCTGGACATAAATAAGGCTTACTAGAAAAGCCTTCAAACTTTTTTATTAAGTTTATACCATTTTCACTAGTTTTAGTAATCTTTTTCATATTTAGTTATTATATATTATAAACAAAAAAAGGTACCTAGTAGTACCTTTTTGTTTTATTTATTATTAATACTCATCTAAATCATCTTTTTCAAGAGCATCTTTAGTTGTTATAGCATGTTCGTCACCATATTCATCTAAATCATCTTTTTCAAGAGCATCTTTAGTTGTTACAGCGTGTTCGTCACCATATTCATCTAAATTCATTACTTCTTCCATCCATGATTCATTGATTGGTTCAAATTTGATACCACCTAATACAACACCTTCAGATAAACCTTCTTCGTTTTCTTTAGCTTCAGTTTCTACTTTGGCTTTAGATTCTTTACCCATGTGGATATGTTTTTTAGCTTCTGCTGCGTGAGGTACTTTTATTTTCTCCCATTCACCACTTGCTGCTTTCACACCTTCGATATTATCAGCTTCAGTAACTTGATTTGCATCAGTTTCTTCATGTGATGGAGCT